AATAGGTAGAATGATTAGTTCTAAGATTAATAGAAGTACATCTTCTAGCACATTGAGATGATAATATGACAAGTACAGTATATTTAAAAATTAGCGAACATTCTGGAACAAGTGCATTAGTTGATACTATTCCTTTACAAGTTACTGGAGTTTCCATATCAGTTGATAAGCAAATACCTGCCTTTCCTATTCCTTTAAGTGGATTAGCCACAGGAGAATCTTTAACTGCTGCATTAGATTTAGGTATGTCCACTAAAAGAATTAGTTTACAGGGTTTTATTAATGAAACAGTTATTCAAAGAAGCCATACCCAAACAGGTTCTACTCCAACTTCTTTAACTTTTACTCCACAGGAAGTTGCTCAATTAATTGCGTCGGGTGTCGATTCTACGGGACTTGCATCATATCAAGCCATTAATGAATTAGTGGTGTTAATGCCATCTAAAGTAAATGAAAGTTATGTCCAAGTAGCAGAAAGAAATATACCATTTACCTTTAGGTCAAGAGGCGAACCTAATGAACTGGATAATGAGAATGTTAGTGGCGCAGAAGCATTTCCTACCAGTTCTACAAGTGCTGGATTAAAAGGGTTTGTTCAGCAATTTGGCTATGAGTTAAGTTCAGAAGCAGTTGATATAAGTTTTACTTTAGAATTTGTGGTTGCTTTAATTTTACCTTGAGGATTTATTATGTCATATGCTATTTTTACAGGAAAACAACGCTCTTTGGTTTTTCCAGTTATGTGTAATGGTTTTTTGACATTAGATTATTCTGATAATATTTCGACCACCAGTTCTGATGCAAGTGATATTAAATACGGGCTTTGGGCAATTGATAAGGATTTTACATTTGAATGTGTTTTAACTCCTTATGATGTTAATGGTTATGGTATTCATAGAACTGCTGGAACCTTTAATAAACCAGCAAATATTATTAAAAATCCGATTAGTGGGGGTAATTCATATAATACATCTACTAAGAAAATAATGCCAGCAATAGGACAAGATATTGTAGCGGCAGGAAATAAAGACAGTCATGAAAATGAAAGATATTTAACTAGAGCAAATCGTATTTCTCATGAAATGAGAGTATTTCACAATAGTAATTTTCAAGTAAGTTTAGTAAATGATACATTACATACTGAAAATAATCCTGCAAGATATAAAATTAAAGTAGGGATTAAATTAGGTTCAGCCTCTATGGAATACTTTACAAGTGAGGCTGTTATCTTGCCAAATTTAGGAAGCCAATACGATTCTTTTGTTTCTAAAGGGTTTGAATCCGATGGAAAGATGAAATATAAAAGTATAGGTTCCACTACAAGTGCATTTTCTAGTAAAGCGGCTAATCTTTCAAATGCTAATCAACATCTATTTAATGGCAAAGAAGTATTTATTCGAGATGGATTGACCTTTACTTCTTTTGGTATTGTTCATTCGGCAGATTCTAGTAGTCTTACTTTAAAACTAGACCCATCTACTTCCGTTACATCAGGAAGTAACATTTTTATTCATGATGACTTCTTTGAACCTAGTTATATTAATAATACTTATCATATTGCTTGTTCTTGGGATAACAGAAATAAAGTAGTAAATATATTTTTTGAGGGTAGATTGGTTAAGACAGGAACTCATACTCAAACTGATTCATTTACTTTATCGGAAGAAAATTGTTATATTGGGGCAAACGGAAGCGCAACGACCTTTGCTCTTGATACTGCAACAACCAATAATCAATTTATGGGAGAGTTACATGAGTTGAGTATTATGAATATTAAAAAGAATCAATTTGGCGCTATCAATAACTTAATGCCTAATTATAATAATACTGTTCTTTACTTAAGATTTGAGGAGGTGGATGAATGAGTCTAAGTATTACAGGAGATGATTTTAATGCACCTACTAATCCTCAATTAATTTCTGGTTCTAGTGATTTTTCTGATGGAGATAGAGTATATACTGCTATTGTTTCTCATGGTGCTGTTTCTGTTGCCATTACAGGTTTTGGTGGAACTGTTACTGAAAATTCTAATCTTGCTAATACAAAGGGATTTAAAATTAAATGCTATGATTCTTTAACTACAACAGGAGTTAGATTTAATCCTGCCGATTGGAATGCTACAACAGGTAAATTTACTACAAATGACTACTTTGTTCTTTTGTATTCTGATAGTCCACTTCAACATCATTTAGCAAAAATAACAGAAGTAAAGGCAGATGATTTACAAGGAGATGCCTTTGAATTTGAACCCAGATTAGGGAAAGAAATACCAAAAGATACTAAGTTTATTATATTCCAAGTTACTCAAAATACTGACATTGTAGCAATTTCTTTAGGTATGAAGCAAGATGATAGTTTAGGAGATTCTACTCACTTTCAGGGGCAATTAGCAAGAAGAATGGTTGTTGCTAGACCATTGTTTTACTTCTATGATGGATTAGATAAAGAAGGAGAATTAGACCACAACACTAAATATTTTGCTATGAGGGAATGTGGAACTGCTAATAGTTATACGTTAGCCAAAACCGACCCTTCAAGAGCATTTGTAACTGTTCAAGACTTTGGTAAGACTGTTATTGATTATAGTAAATATTCGCATAGGGTTAAATTATTTGATACTCTAAGAGAATTAGACGATAATGATGTAACAAGTGCTAATAGTAATGAAGGTGTTAATTATACTAAAGATGAAACTGATTATGATAAAATTTATCTAAATACTCGAAGAATAGCAGATGATGAAACCAATTCACCTGTTTATACTGGCCCAATTAGATATTTACATTATGATTTTTCTCCCACAAAATCAAATGTTATGTATAATGTATATGACCATGTTAATACAGAATCAATAGATGGTAAAGGGGGTTTTGCAGAAACATCTATACTTGATAATGGTAGGATTGTTCCTAAGAAAATAAAAGAATTTAGTTCTTATAGAGTAAGGCATAATATTCATAGGGCAGATTTTGATGCTTTTTTCCCATTAAAGGCCACCTACTCATCTTCTACCTCTGCATTTGTATTTTCTTTTAATACTGAGTATGATTTAGAAACGGTTTTAAATGCAGGTGATGAAGTCAAATTGGGCGATAAAATTTTAATCGTCAATGCTTTCGGAACCCATTCAGGAACTACGCATACGATTACCTTTCAAAATGATACCTCAAACCCATATGCAAGGGGTGAGAATGACGGTGTTTTCACCGCACAGTCCATTACTCCATCGAGCAACGAAGTCCTTCACAGGCGAGCATATAACGCAACTGACGGCACACTTATGCTCGACACACATCTCTTAAATGGCAGGTTTAGTAAGATGTATGTTGCATTTACATCATTAAACCATAAAGAAAGATTTGCTACTGTTACTGCTTGCGATGCTGTAAAAAATATGATTACTTTATCTTTTACTGGGGATTCCTATAATAGCAATTCTTTAAGTTTTACAAAGGGACAATATCAATTGTTTATCGAAAGATTCAATGGAGAAATTGAGAACATTGAGACTAAAAAAGAAGAAGGGCAATCTATTGTAGAAATAAAAGGAAGAGATAAGTTTAACAAATTACTTTCTCCTATTATTAATCTTAACACTTTGTTTAGTGAAGATATTATTTATTCTAGTAATAGTCCATATAATAAATTAGGTAATATTAAATCAGGAAATACCTATATTGTTGCTTTAGGTGCTACTGAAATTGAAACTAATATTGATGCAGACCCCGACGATTTTGACAATTATCCTGTTGCTGGAACTAGATTGTTTGGGGTAAATGGTTATGTTGGAGAAGTATTGGCTCTATCTTTTCATAATACAGTAAAAAGAAAATTAGTTATTACTCCTGCTATTACGGAACTTAATTCTGAAGCACTTTACATGGAAATAGAAAAAAATTATGTATTATCAAAATCTCTAGGTTCATCTCACTTAGCAACAAATAAACCCACATCTTTAACAGGTGCGGCAAGTAAGGGCTTAATTTTTACATCGGGCAATAAAATTAAAGCCATAAAAATAAGTGCTGTAACAGGTTCTTCTAGCACAACAGTTACCGTATCAGATACTTCTAATTTAATAGTGGGAATGGAAGTTAAAGGTCATGCTTTTATTCCAACTGGAACCACTATTGTTTCTATTGATAGTGCTACAACTATAACAATAAGTGCTGCTTCAACATCTGCATTTACTCAAGATACTCTCTTTTTTGGTGGAGAAGGAGACAGTTTGGTGGCTACAAGTGCCAATACTAATGAAGGAGCAATTGGTTATGCAATTAATAGTCCTTCATCTATTTTAAATGATTTTGCTTTTCAAGCCAAATTAAAGGATGAACAGGGGAGTGCGGGGGAATCTTCTTTTGATACTGTTAATACTTTAATTGATTTCGAAATAGTTAGTATCGAGAAAAAAGAAAATGAATCTACAATCACTTTAGCACCTTATCTTCCTATTACTTTAGGTAGAAAATTAACTAATTATGCAAATAGTTCATCTTATACTTTAACAGAAGAAGCAACAATACAAAATACGGCGATTGTGGGTTCTAAATCATACAATGACCTATTACCAGCCCTTGTAGAAGTCTCAACAGATGGAATTAAAGATTTTGATTATGGAGATGCTGTTTTTATTGGCTCTGATTCTTCTTCAGCCCAATTTGCAGGATATGTTTCTGATTTTATATTTATATCAGGTCAGGCTACTTTTGGGCCAATATTGGGTTTAGATAGAAATGTTTCTGCTACTACTGGTCATAAGGTATTTTCAGTTATTAAAGATACTCATGATTTATTTTTCATTAATGGGAAGCACCTTTGGGGAAGTAAAATTTTAACAATACCCCATCCTAAAATTACTTCAAGAGGTGCTGTTCCTATAAATTTTGAAAATATCTATTCTAATGATATTATTTCAAATGCTACTTGCGATACAAACCACACATCAGGATTATCGGACGGTTCATCTACAAATATAAGACATATTACAATGGATTCTACATCCAGTTTAGTAATAGGAATGAGAGTTAAAGGCGAAGGCATACCTGTAAATGCAACTGTCGCCGCAATAAACAATTCGACTTGCTTTACTTTAAGTGCTGATACAACTGCCACTAATACTAATACAACACTTAAATTTAGCGGTTCCGATATTGCTAAAAAATATGGACAAATGTATTATAAATTGATAAGTATGTCTGATGGTAATTTTAATTTACTTAATGCAAAAACAAATTATTTTTCTGATGCGCTAAATAAAACATATGAAAATAAATCTAAACTAAAACACCATGCCGTATCTTATAAATTTTCACCAAACATCGTTTCTGATAATACAAATAGATATGATAAAACAGGAACAGGAAATGATATTCAAATGGATTTGGATATGAGAGGCATTGATTCCACTTATGGTAGTAATTTTTCATTGGGGCAGAAACTAAGACTACAAAAAAGTTCCATACTAAATCAATTTCCTCAATCTAATACGGGTGCTGGATTAACTACTATTCAAGAATTAAGTAGTGATTTAGACCAAAAAGATACTTCTGCTGCAACTCTTTTCTTTTACATAAATAGTGATGTACTTCCATATTCTTCATTAAGAAAAGATAGCATTATGAATTCTAATAAAATAATTAGTAACTATAATTTATTTTTAATGGAAAATAATAAAGCAGTTAATGAAGAATTAGGCTATACTGATACCACTTCTGGAAAAGTTAAAAATTTAAAAGATAACTCTTTTCAAGAAATTATATTCCATTCTGATAAAGATATAACTTCTCTTAAGAGATTTGGTATAATGAGATTAACAGAACTTTGCTTTGATGTACACTTTAATCCTATTAATCCAGAAAAACCAACAGTAGATAGTAAAAATCATGTTAGAATTAATGACTTTAATACATATCTTTTTACTGATACTACAAATACTATCAATGTTTCTAGTAGTCTTAGTGCAAGTAGTAATCAAATTGTTTTGGACACAGTAGGAACTACACCTACTAATGGTCAGACGTACTATGATTCAGATTATAGAAAAATAGGAGAAGTTGATTCTTATAATTCTGGAACAAAAACAATCACTTTTACATCCGCTACTAGAAGAAATATCGAAAATACATTTACTTCAGGTAGTTTATTTGTGCAAACTTCGGGTTTAGGATTAATAGACGTAAATTTAAAAGGAACAAAAAGTTCTGATAGTTTTATTACTAAAGATAGAGCACATATTCAAAGAGGTTCTTTAGTAACGGAAAATTACGCTACTCATTCTAGCGATTTTTGGGCGCAGAATGCAGATAATCATAGCGTTGTGTATTCGGGTCATTCAGATGATAGGGTCGTTTTGCCTCTTAGATTTCATCATTTTATTCCTAATGACTTAACCGCTAATCTAGGAAGAACTTTTCCAAGTAGGGTATTTAGATTATTATATGAAGCACCAGACCAATTTATGAATAATTGTAAAGCAGTTGTTTTAGATACATACTCAATAGAACAAGGTGAAGAAGTTAAAGTTGAAATTGGATTAGCCATTCCATCAACAGGAACGAGAATTGAACAATTTGATGATGGAGTTGATTCACATACTGACTTTTTCATATTAAAAAATAGTCAAAAAACCTTTGGCAGAGAATATCCTCAAGATACTGGGACTACTGGATTAGTTGCATCAGGTAGTAGTAAGTATGAAGCATCGGGAGCAAATTTGTGTTTTTGTGCAAGATTACATTATATTGCTTCTGACCATGATACTGCAACTACTGTTAGTTCCTCAAATGGAACATTACATTCAGTTGGATTAAATGCCTTTACTGATATTATTTCAAATGCAACGTGCGACACAAATCATACAAGTGGCCTATCAGATGGTTCATCTACAAGCGTAAGACATATTACAATGGATTCCACAGCAAGTTTAACCGTAGGAATGAGTATTAGAGGTGTTGGTATTCCAGTAAATGCCAAAGTTGCAGCAATAAATAACTCAACCTGTTTTACTTTAAGTGCCGACCCTACTGAAACGAATACTAATACTACACTTAGATTTAGTAAATACAGTCATGGTTGGTTAGACTTTTTAGATTTAACGGGTTGTTATTTAGTTTCTGAAGTAGGTTATGATACTGACTTAAAAACAGCCTCAACTGACGGAGGAAGTGATGCTACTAATATGAGAAGAATGGATAATGTTATTCCAGAAGATATTATTTATGTGGTTTCCCATGAAATCAATAATGATGGCTCAGTTAAACATAATTTGACTACTGATAAAGCATTAACAAATAATAGGTCATATAGGATTATGAAACCAAATGAAACTGCTTTTTATGAAAAATCTCCGAATAAAATTTCTTTAAATATGTTATCCCCAAACTACACCAAAAAGGCTAATTCAGATGAGATGTATTCTCCTGCACAAGATTACGCTATTAAGACGGGTTCAAGAGAAAAAGTAGATACAGGATTAGGGCCAATTCAAGAAGCAATTTTATCAATGTATGTTGCAGTAGATTTAGATAAACAAAGTAGTAGTGAAGATTATATTGTAATGAGAAAAGCAACTAATTTTACAGATATTTTATCCGAAGGAAATCATTCATTATATATGACTGATGGAGAAAATAGTCAATCTACTTCAATAACAGTAGAAGAAAATTCAGACTTTACAAGCGAAAAACAAATTATACTTACAATTGGTGATATTAAGGAAATGCATGGAATAGTTAGCATTTCTGAAACTTTCTCTGTTACTTCTAACAATGATATAAAAATAACACCTACAAGAGCCTGTATAGGAGCCACTATTTCTATCGGTGTGGAAGGAGAGGATTTGATTAATGAACTTTTTGAACAAGAAGAAATAACTTATCAAACTACAACTACTGATACTCCCCTATATTTAGCACCAAATTATCAAGGTGTTGATTTATATTCTGCTATTCGTTATATTTTACAAAGAAAAGAAATGAAACTGGTTGAAGAGAACGATGTATTTAGAATTACTCCAAAGGCTTCAAGTGATTATTATACTAATATTACTATAAATGATAGTGGCGACTATTTAATTTCTGAATTTGAGAAAGAAACTACCCTTTTTGATTTTTATAATGAAATTATTGTTTATGGAATTTCACATAAAGCAGTTAGAAGGGACATACGCTCGATTAATAAAAGAGGTAGAAAAACCTTAGAAGTATTAGATTCTACACTATTAACACAAGAAGAGGTAGATAAACACGCAATCAAACTGTTGATTATCCATTCTAGATTTAATCAAAAAATATCTATTACTATGCAAAATAAAGGAATAAATCAATTAAGAGTTGGAGATATTGTTTCTGTTGCTATACCAAGAGAGAATATAGAAATGAGCGAGTATATAGTATTAGAGATGCAACACTTACTTACTGGCTTCATTAAACTACAATTGGGAAGATACACTAAAAATCTAGAAGATATATTTTCAGAACTACTTATTTCTAACAAATCAACAAAAGCAGCATTAAGAAGCAACAATCTTTTAAGTAACGAGATTTCATACAATTTAATAGATACCCTAAACACCAAAGAACTTAAATTACTGATACGCAAGAGAGAAGCGTCGGGCGGTTTGACTCTCGGTTTCGGAACAGCACTTGGTTTTACTGCACAGTTTGGATTTGAGGGCGGAGCATCAATTACTATTACTAATTTAGTGGAGGAAGACTTAACATGATTACAGATGAACTTAAAACATTAATTGCTACTCATATCAAAGACAATCTATTTGATAGTGCTAAGATAGGTCTAGGAGGTAATAGTACGAATCCTATTGCTAATGATTTAGATGTGCCATTAACCGCAATTACACCTTCAGTTATTATTACAAAGTCTGACTTAAATGTTCTTGAGGTAAAAGTATCAGTAGCAGGTAATAGTATTCAAGGTCAAGTCATTCGTGAAGTTGGTTTATTCAATGGAAGCACTATGGTATATAGAGCCAATTTTGATGGAGTTGGCCCATTTTCCACAACAGAAACATTAGAACTGTTTATATTGTTGGAGGTTGAATAATATGGTAAATAATCCAAACTTTTACGGACAAAGCACACANGGAACACCTAATCAAATTGAAGATGGTGTAGATTTTCCACACACAGGNATTATAAAAGCCCTGTCTGATGGTTTAGGTCAAAATTATGCAATTAGTGGCTTTAATATTACTATTGATAGTTCTACTCAAATTGATGTAAGTGAAGGTGTTATCTTTAGAGATGGTGAAAGATTAACAGTAGCGGCGGTTCCTAATTTAACTTTAAGTTCAACATACACAAATGGCTATCATTTATTAGTGGCAAATAATCACGCTACTGCTCCTGTATTGGAAATTAGAAGCCCAAGTGGTGTTACTGCCGCAGCAAATAAAGTTGCTGAATATAATACAGGAGACACTATTATTGCCGTTATTACTCATAATGGAACAGCAAATGTAGGTATTCAATATCTTACTGTAAATAAAATAAAAAATAGTTTAAGTATTGGTCATGATGATAGTGGCTATACTGAATCTGGTAAAATAACAGGAGATGCAAATAGTTTAGATATTGTTTCTACTCCGACTAATTCTGATATTAATATTACACCAAATGGAAGCGGTAAAATTGTTCTTGATGGCTTAAATTGGCCTATTGCTGACGGAGGCGCAAATCAAGTTTTAAAAACAGATGGTGGAGGACAATTATCCTTTGTTGCTCAAACTGCCGCTTATACTAATGCTGATGCTATTTCAGCAGTAGAAGGAGAAGCAACGCTTGACCTTACAGGTGATGTCAAAATAACTTCCAGTTCTAATGGTAAACCAACTTTAACCTTAGAGAATACTGCGGGA